CACCACCACACATTATTACGAAAATACACGCCTGGATTGTCTTCATGATACCTTTCCATGTCTTGAAAATACTTTTTACGTCTTTCTATGTTCTCATCCTTCCACAAGTCGCTATCTTCTTTAAAATACTTGTATTCAGACTCATGTTTGTGTATTTTAGGGTTCATACCACTTAAATCAAATCCCATACTACTTCTCCTTATTTTTAAACACTTTAATTACCTCATCAAGCAATGGATGTGGTATATCAGCGTCTACTACGTTATCTCTATAAAACTTAGTTATTTTATAGTTATTATTTAATGCATCTTCAAATATGCCACTACATATAGGACAATATTGCCCTTCTTTTTGCGTTTTAGCACATTCTATGAGCCATTTAAATGATTTTGCATCTTGACTTACAAATTCATCATTGATATATATTCCTGTTAAGGCTCTGTTCCTAATTAGTGTATAGTTAGGATCAAGATCACCATCTGGTTCAATGTGGTTTGTTAGTTCAAGTTGTCTGTTATTTCTGTGATATATAACATAATTAATCGTGGAGGTCATCTATACCTGCCCTTGTTAATATTAACCATAATATTCCTAAAGCTATTATTAACAGTGATATTAATAAATACATATTATTCTCCTTTTAAAAATTAACACCCACCAACAGGCCTAAACCAGTCAGTTTAAGCCCTTAGTGCAGTACTATCGATGATGGGTGTTATGTTAACCTGTAGCTGTTTTGAGCCTTGTCTACTCCTACAGGTCTACTCTCCTACCAATTCCTTTTGACATTTGAAACTGAAACTTCTTAATATCCTTATCTAATGCTTCCAAAGCTTTAGTCTCAGTCTCAATCTTAGAAAGTATTTTGGCTTTTGCCTCTTGTAGTCGCTTGACTATCTCTAACATTTCTGTATAATTACCTGCCATTACTTATCCTCCTCTACATAGAATGGATCATCATACTTCTCAGCATACTTGCGCTGCACTTTTCTAATTTTCCAATCATCATTTAATTGTCTGAAGAACATAAGTATGCCATGTATTGCCATAGTAAATGTTATAATACTTATAAGGCCAAGTATTATTAATACAAATGATTCTATATGCATTTCTCTATTACCTTACTACCTTTCCCAAGAGTTATAACAGACTTAGCCTGCTTTCTTGATTTAGCTTTCATTATATCTTTTCTAGCAATAAGAAATGCCTTCAAGATATTATCTAAACTATCATTCTCTATTATTGATTCTGGTAATACATTAAAAACTTCTTTTTTTCCCATGGTAGGATCTCCTTTTATTAACTGTTTTATATTAACTGTTTAACACACCAGCCCTGGTGATTGCTTTAGCTTAGTGACCATAAAGGTTCTATCGGTAGCATCCATCAACAGGGCCGAGATTGGTATCTAATAGTGTTCTAAATATACTCCCTAGGTAGTACATAACCTGTCAAGGTTCACTTTCGAATCGCTCCAGTGTGTCGGGTATTTATTTAAGAATAACAACATTCACAAAAACCATATCTGTGAGTAGTATTTCCTAGAATATTATAAGTACAAGTACAAGTACAAGTAATTACTATATTTCTACATTTAATTTGCATCATGATTCTTCTCCTAAACTTTTTTCATAATCTTCATAATTATCTGCATCTACTATATCTGTATATACATCAACTAATAACTCATATACATGCTCTTTATCATTATCTTTATACCATTTTATATAGTTTTCTAGAAAATGTTCAACATCACCTAAATATACTTCTTCAACTTTAAAACTTGGCTCATAAGAGTTATAATCACCTCCTTTAAGATGAGGTTGTTCACTAACATAATGCATGAATCTACCTAAAGCATAAACAACATCAGCAAAACATCTAGCAAAATCTATTGGTTTAAGTTTCCCACTAAAAGCAGGATAATTACCCCAATAATCTTCATAACATACTGAAGCCATATATATTTTATTAGGCCAATCATAATTTGTACAATGTCTATCATAAACAAATTGTCTAATACTTTTAATAATGTCCTTTTTACTGTTTAAAGGCTGCCAAGAATTATCTTTATAAGTATAAACATATTTCCATTGATTTTCTATAAAATATCTTTTAAACAGAGAGCTCATTTTTGTAATACCAGAAAAGAAATCTGTTCTAGGTTTCATTCCAGTACTGTTATTGTTGTGAAATATATCTATTTGTTCATGGTCTAATACCATTTCATTTCTTACTCTGTCAACTATTTCTTTAAACATTACATATTCTTCACCAGATATATCACTAGCAAGGTTCATCACCTCTACAGCTCTATCTAAAACTTCTTCATCATCTTCATTTCTTATAATTGTATCAAGTAATTGATTACCTTCTTCATCTACACAACTATGATCTGCATATCTATCATATTCTTTACTCATTTGTTTCTCCTTATTGGTTTGAGAGTTATTAAATTATTAGAGACGTTTATATTTATTGTGGTAACGTCTCCAAAACCACTCAAGAGTCATCCGAATACCCCAGTTAGGAGCATGCTTTTAGACCTCCCGCTACAGGTAAGCTTGTTGTTTTCTAGGCCTAGAACTTTCTCTCTACCTATAGTCTACCTCAGCTGTGATAACATCTCAGTCCCACGACCTCCGTTACCAGATAAATTTAATGCGCTCCTATACCTTACCTGTTGTTATCTCAGGACTCTCGCCTTCTTGGGTATAAGCCAAGGGCAAGTTAACATTGATATAGGATAAGTTTTATTTTAATTCTATGCCGTCAGCTTTTATAGTCACGCAGTATCCCCGCTAAAGGATCTTTTCAGGGCGTTGGACTTCTCGGTCAACACGTATTGCAGAGATTCCATGCGCTACATGGGGCAATCCCGAAGGTTTTCTAAGATTTTTCAGCAACCCTACTCAATCCAACCACTCTGCAATTTTAATAGCTATTGTGAGAGATTATCGCACGCAGGAAATTCTCCTTTGGGATCTCATGGATCTCTATACGATAAATAGAGTTGGATCTTTCCCATTGGGTCAGACTTATCTGCAGATTAAGATTACACGGACTTTCACCATTGTGTAATACCTTTGCTCTATCAACTCCCACAATTTTAATACTTGAGCAGTTAGGACACGCTACCCCTTAAGCATGCTCAGGCTATACAGACACAGCAGGTATAATTTCCTGTCATAAGGCTATGTATAATTTCAGTCTGTACAACATAACCTTTTACGGATTCAAACCGATGGTTTCCCATTGCAGTATTAATACTTAGAGCTAGCAACTCTTTAACAATGATCCCAATTAAGTCTATTAAACCGTCTAGGCGCTATGTAACACTAGCTATATTATATTATGCTTTTTACTAATATTGTATACCACAGTCCTGCATAACGCCTATTATTAATTCTTATTGTTTGGTATAAGTTTATATATATACTTACACACACATGCACACCTTTGAGTTATGTCGCGTATCGATAACCTTGTAAAACAATACAACCGCACGCTTCCGCCTATACTCTTAGGTGTAACAGTAAATAATAGTAAATAGAATAGATAAAAGGGTGTAATTAATACACCCAATTATCAAGTAACTAATTAACAATTTATCTGCTAACGTAGCAAAGAGACCAAGATTGTTTGAACTCTGATCTTAATGATCTATCTTCACCCATTGCTCTAGCTGTTGATTGAACATTAGCAAGAATTGAACGAAGATTGTCCATAGCTCTTTTCTTTGCTGCTTTGTTTAGTTTAGTGTTAAACTTTATACCATTAGCAGTTTTATTAATAACTTTTATTGCATCATCATAACTACCTTCTGCAATTAATTCACCGATTTCATTGATGCTCCTAGCTTCTACTTCTTTGTCCTGATTAGCCATATCTTTAGCATCTTCATGTGTTCTATCGTCTACCATTTATTCTCCTATGTTAAGTTAATAGTATCAAAAAATATATCAACTAAAATCAAAAATAACGTAATCACGAATGTGAAAAACCCCTAATAGGGGGTGTGGTTGTATTACAACACCGCACGATAAAATCCTACAATTTTTAAAAGTTGCTTTGAAAACTAACTTTTTTGTATATTATTGCATAAAATAAAAGGGGGGCTTTAAATGGCTAAAGGTAAAAATAAACCTAAACTAACTAACAAACAGATAGAAAATCATTTAAATCAATTATATTTCTTCAATGAAAGAATGTATAAACTGTTTCTTATGTATATTGAAATGAATGATGATATGGATAATTTTACTAAGTTTGTAGAGGATAAAGCTAAAGAAGAAGAAAAAAACTCTAAATAACTATTGTTTTATATTGACAACAATCGTTAAACTTATAAAAACTGAAAGGATCTATATGGCATTAAAAAGATATGAACTAATAATAGAGTATGATTCTGACAGTGATGAAATAGAAAGTGTTAGCGAATGTGTTATTAGTGATGACAGGCAGCTAACATTTATAGGTAATATAGAAGCTATAGATTGTATGGATGATGAATCTATTAGCATGATTACATCTTATATAATAGCTGAGTGTTAAGTTAAATAGAATTAATTTGTCCTTCGGACAAGTAAGCTGGAGTACTAAATGGAATATATAGATATGTCACCTCAAGACATGGTAATTAATGAAGATATGCCTTATGAGTTAAGAAGAGAGCAATTTCTTAATGATGTTATACTGCATGAAATAAGAGGCTATGAATCAACTGGGGGTTATATAAATGACCCTAATGATAAAGGTGGTGAAACTAAATTTGGAATTAGTAAGAGACAGTATCCTAATTTAGATATTAAGAATTTATCACAAATGCAAGCTATGATGATATATAATAATGATTTCTTAAAAAATGCAGAAGCTAATTATGGTAAAGGAAATATAGCATTTAAAATGAGTGATATACAAATAAATACTGGTAACTCTACATTAATTATGCAGCAAGCATTAAATGATATTATTATAAACAATAATATGAATATTTCTGGTGGAGTTATTGCAGAAGATGATTTAATGGGCAATGAAACTAGAGAAGCTTATAAAAAGGTTTTAAATGCAGTAGGTCCAGATGTTATTATGAATAAACTAATATTTAAACAAAAAAGATACTACGATAATATAGTTGAGCAAGATAGTACTCAAGCAATATTTAGAGATGGTTGGGAAGAAAGAGCAAACTATAGGCCATAATGAGATTTTATAAAGTAAATGGGATTGATCATACTGTGTATGATACTGAAGAAGAATTACCTAAAGATTTTAATTATATAGATTGGAGAGCAGCTAAAGTAGGAGATTGGGTTAAGGCTGATGATGGCTGCTTTATTCAAATATTGCGCAAAGGAAAGATGGTTGTGCCGAAAGGGCGGAACAAGGTTAGGGAATATGTTGGCACGTGCACTGGAACTTTTCCAGTCTCCTCCAGGGTGAAGATGGACACTTCACGCAGAGTCAATATTTATTCTTTTGGAGGGAATAAGAACTCTGCAGACGTTCTGCTAGATCGGACCGTACTGAGTAAGCATGAACATCTTTTCGTTGTATATATAGCGTCAGGGCTATCACCTCAAGAAGCTTATATAAAAGCTTTTCCTACTACTAATCCTGGATATGCTAAGCACAAATCAGCACAACTAGTAAAAACTAAAAGGATAATAACTGCTATGAAAGAAGAGTTAAAGCCTATATTAGAAGAAATAGGTGTAGATGAAAAATCTATATTAGAAAATATTAATAATATTGCATTAACATCTGAAAAAGATGAGACAAGATTAAAAGCATTATTTAAACTATCTGATATTATGGATCTTGAAGATAAGAATAAAACTACTGTTACTCAAGTAACTGGTGCATTATTTCAAGGATTTAAAGACAAAGACTTATTAAAAGCTGAAAGACCAGATGTTATAGAAAATGAATAAGCCGAATCAATTTAAAATAGAGACGCCTGCGCTTACAGTTGAATCAGATACTGATAGTCCTATATTTGATGTAGTAAGTGTTGTACTTGTATTTGCTGTATTCTTTATAGGTATTAAAGTTTTAGGTATATGGATAAAAGGTATATTAAAACGTGGCAAACATTAATACACAGAATGTAAGTAAAGCAGAAGAAGCTTTAATGCTTGCTAAAAATGATATGATAGCATTTGGTAAACTATTTTTACCTGATGATTTTATGAGAAGCGAGACACCATTCTTTCATTATGAAGTAGCAGATGCTATATCTAATCCAGATTATAGACAAATGGCAGTTATATTACCTAGAGGACATGGTAAAACAGTTCTTACTAAGTGTAATATTATGCGTGATTTTTGTTTTTCAGAAGAACCTTTGTTTTATGGCTGGGTAGCTGCCTCGTCTAAAATTAGTGTGCCAAATTTAGATTATATAAAATATCATTTGGAATATAATGATAAAGTGTCGTATTATTTCGGTAATTTAAAAGGGAAAAAGTGGACAGAAGATGACATCGAGCTTAAAAACGGTTGTAAACTCATTAGTAAATCCAACCTTTCAGGTATTAGAGGAGGCGCTAAGCTACACAAAAGGTACGATCTTATCGTGCTGGATGATTTCGAAGATGAAAATAATACCGTTACGCCTGAGTCTAGAGCTAAAATCTCGAATCTGGTTACAGCTGTTGTATTCCCTGCTCTTGAGCCTGGCAGCGGCCGTTTGCGTATTAATGGCACACCTGTTCATTACGATGCTTTTATTAATAACATCCTTGTTGGATACGATAAAGCAAAAGGTGAAGGAAAAGAAAAAGAATTTAGTTGGAAAGTCGTAACATATAAGGCAATCCAACCTGACGGAACACCATTATGGTCTTCTTGGTTTGGTCAAAAAGAGATGGATAGAAAGAAAAAGTTCTATGCAGACTCAGGACAGCCACAAAAGTTTTACCAAGAATATATGATGGAAGTTCAAAGTGAACAAGACTCTATATTTACTAGAGATCATGTAAAATTTTGGGAGGGTAGTTATAGATATGATGCAGAAGGTGACATCTCATATATCGTCACAAGTGATGGAGATACTAAGCCAGTCAACATTTTTGCTGGGGTTGACCCTGCTACTGATAGTACCCGTAGGGATAGTGATTTTAGTGTTATTATCATTTGTGCTGTATGCCCTGATAATAATGTCTACGTTTTGGAGTATCTTAGAATGCGTAGTCTCCCTGTTGTTGGGATACCTGGGGATAACAAAAAAGGCATAGTAGATTATATGTTCGATATGAACAAAAAATATAAACCAAGTTTATTTACAGTAGAAGATACTACTATGAGTAAGCCTGTTTTTCAAGCTTTAAATGCTGAAATGAGAAGAAGAAATGATTTTACTGTTAAATACTGCGCTGAAAAGCCTGGTAACAGAATGAGTAAAAGAGATAGAATACAAGAAATACTAGCTCAGAGATTTGCTGTAGGAGGTGTGTTTGTTAAAAAAGATATGTATGACTTACAAAGAGAAATATATACTTTTGGACCTAGGATGGGTCATGACGATACTATTGATGCACTCGCTTATGCTTGCAAGTATGCATACCCATTACAGTCAGTTAAATCAGAAAAAGGTAGAATTTTTAAACATAAACCTAAAGCAAGAAGCTGGGTTACAGCATAAAGGGAATATTATGGCAAAAGTAACATATAAAGATAAAAAGTCTGGTAAAGTATTTAGTAAGAAGACTATGGAAAATTTCTATAAAAAACAAACTGGTAAAAAGATTGTAAAAGTAGGGAAAGCTTATAAAATAGCTAATACTAAATACGAAGAAGGCAAATAATGGATTTAATAAAACTGAAGGACCTTAGTCCTAAAAAACCAACTAACAAGGAGAATAATAATGGCAACTAAAGTAACACCAGCCACACTTACAGTAAAAGTAAGTGAGTCAATAACATTAAATGGTGTCTCTTATGGTGGTTCTAATACATTTACAAAAACATCTTGCGGTCAAGTAGACCAAAGAATTATGTCAGTTGCTCATGATAGTAACGTTGAGATAGCTTCTTTTGGTTCTGCTGATGCTAAAGGTGTAGTTGTGGGTGCAAATTTAAAGTATTTTAGAATTACTAATTTAGATGATACTAATTTTATATCAGTAATTACATATGATTCTGGAGCAGGGCATGAATGTGCTATAAAAGTAGAACCAGGGTCTAGTTATTTCTTTACAACAGATGATTTTTATGCAAATGATGATTCAGATGTAGATTTTGCAGGAACATTAATCACTGCTGAATCAATACACTTAAGAGCTGACACTGCTGCATGTGATTGTGAATATATTATAGTAACTACGTAGGTTATTATGGCTAAAAGAGGTTTATACGCAAATATACATGCTAAAAGAAAAAGAATAAAAGCAGGTAGTAAAGAAAAAATGAGGAAACCTGGAAGTAAAGGTGCTCCTACTGCAAAAGCGTTTAGAAGATCGAAAAGAACTGCTAAAAGGAAATAATATGGCCAAAAGAAAAGACAAAAAAGCTGAAAGAGTAAAGCAGCTATTTAATCAAGTAAATAGTAATAATAGAGTTCAATGGGAATATATTAATCAAAAAGGTTATGACTTTTCTAATGACAATCAGTTAACAGAAACTGAAAGAGAATTATTAGAGCAGCAAGGAATGCCTACATTTACTATAAACAGAATAACACCTGTTGTAGAAATGTTAAATTTTTATGCTACAGCTAATACTCCTAGATGGCAAGCAGTTGCTACAGAGGGTTCTGATACTGATGTTGCTGCAGTCTTTTCTGATATGGCAGATTATATGTGGTATAATTCTGATGCTAGTACATTATACGCAAATGCTATAAATGATTCTATAACTAAATCTATAGGGTATTTACAAGTTACCGTTGATGTAAATCAAGATCATGGTATGGGAGAAGTTGTAATTAAACAGCCTGAACCGTTTGATTTATTTGTAGATCCAAAATCTAGAGATATGTTATTTAGAGATGCTTCTTATATTATGTTAAGAAAGATATTACCTAAAAAACATTTGTATGAATTGTATCCTGAATATAAAACCAAAATTAAAAATGCTACTGCTGATAATGAAAATCAATACGATTTATCAGAAAAATCTTATGGTACACAATTAAAAGATTTTGGTTATAAAGATATAACTCATTCAGAATCTTTAGATCCAGATAGCGCTGAACACGATGATTTAATTGAAGTGTATGAAATGTATGAAAAAGAAAACATTCTTTATTGTAATGTATTTTTTAGAATACCTCCTAATGAAGAGCAAATTTCAAATGTAAGAAATCAGGTAAGAGTTCAGATAGCTAAGATGGCTGAAGAAATGAATGTTCAGTTATTAGAGCAACAGCAAGAAATGCAAATGGCAGTTCAAGAAGGTAAAATGTTACCTGAAAGATTTGAACTAGAAATGAAAAATGCAAAAGAAATGATGGATCAACAAATTCAAGCAGCAGAAAAAGAAATGATGAGTGAGTTGATTACAAAGTCTTCTGTTATAGATAATAAAATTATTACAAAAAAAGAATTTACTATTATGCAAGAAAATGAAGATTTTGCAAAATATATAGTAGATTCTGTAGAGTTTTATCAACCAAGAATTAAACATACTACAGTTGTAGGCGACAAAACATTGTTTGATATTTATTTGCCTCCTGGAATAACAGAGTATCCTATTATACCATTTCACTATAAATGGACAGGTACTCCTTATCCTATAAGTGCAGTTTCTCCGTTAGTTGGAAAACAAAGAGAGTTAAATAAAGCTCATCAAATAATGGTTCATAATGCTTCTCTTGGTAGTAGCTTAAGATATTTATATGAAGAAGGAAGTGTAGATACAGATTACTGGGAGAAATATTCTAGTAGCCCTGGAGCATTACTACCTGTAAGGCCAGGTGCAACACCTCCTACTCCTATTCAACCAGCTCCATTATCAAATGCATTTTTTGGTATAGTCCAAGAAGGTAAAGGTGATATGGAATATCTTGCAGGTATATATAGTTCAATGATGGGAGATACTGGAAGTCAAGCAGATACATACAGAGGTATGCTTGCTATGGATGAATATGGAACAAGAAGAATTAAACAATGGCTTACTAATTCTATAGAGCCAGCACTTAAACATTTAGGTGTTGTTATGATGCAATTTTCTCAAGCTGTTTATACTGCAGAAAAAGTATTTAGAATAGTTCAGCCTAATAATATAAAAGAAGAAAAAGAAGTAAGAATTAATGTGCCTATGTATAATGATTTTGGAGATGTTATTGGTAAATTTAATGATTATGCATCTGCAAAGTTTGATGTAAGAATTATAGCTGGCTCTACATTACCAGTTAATAGATGGGCTTATTTAGAAGAATTAAAACAATTAATGAGTTTAGGAGTTATTGATGATATAGCTTTACTAGCAGAAACTGATATTAGAAACAAAGATAAAATAGCACAAAGAAAATCTTTATATTCTCAGTTGCAATCACAAATGCAATCTATGCAGGAATCTTTAAAAGATAAAGAAGGTACTATTGAAACTCTTGAAAGACAACTTGTTCAAGCAGGTATTAAAGGTAAAGTAATGCAAGCTGAAATGGAAATTACTAAAAAGAAAGAACAAGAAAAAGCTAATGTTACTGTAGCTGCAGGTAAAGTTAAAAATGACCAGATAACTCAACAGCAAAAATTAGCAATGGAAGTTGCTAACGAACAAAATAGAATGAAACAAAATGTCAATAATATAATAAGAAAAGTTGAAATAGAAAAAGATAGTCTTGCAACTGAAGAATAATTAGTATTATATTAAGGGCAAAAAATTTAAGGAGAAGTAATGAAAGCAAATGAAAGTAACTCAGAAGATTATTTTTCTGACTCTTCTACTGACTTTTTTGATGCTATGGAAAAAGATGTAAATTCCGTAGTAACAGGAGAATCTCAAACAGAACCAATTAGTGAGACAACCCAGAATACTCAAGCTAATAACACAGCAAAAACTGGCTCTCAAAGAATAGATTGGAAAAAAAGGTATCAAGACTCTAGCAGAGAAGCGCAAAGATTGCACTCTGAAGTTAAAGATCTAAAACCTTATGCTGCCATCATAGATGCTATGAAAAAGGATGGCGGACTTGTGGATCATGTTAGAGGATATTTAGAAAATGGTGGTACTAATCAATCAATACAAAGTAAATTAGGACTTGACGAAGATTTTGAGTTTGACGCTAATGAACTTGGCGATCCAAGCTCAGATTCATCTAAAGTTTTAAATGCTCATGTTGATAAATTAGTTCAAAGTAGAGTTTCGCAAATGAATCAAGCTCAAGCTGAACAAGCTCAAAGAGATTCTTTAAAACAAAAAAGAATTGAAGAAGAGAAAAAGTTTAGAGCAAATCATCCAGAAATGGGTGATGACGAATATCAAGATTTATTGGTAAAAGCTTCACAAAGAACACTATCATTAGAAGATATTCATTATATCATTAATAGAGATGAGGCCAATAACAAGGTAGCTCAAAATGTAAAAAAAGATATGGTAGAGCAAATGAAAAATGCTCGGAACATTCCAGCAAGTGCTAGCGGGTTAAACTCTGCTCCTCAAAATACTAATGCAAATGATAATGTATTTGATGCATTAAAGGGAGTAGACGAGGAACTAGATAACTTATTTGGCTAATAAGTCAAATTAAACAAAACAGAAAAGGAGGCATAAAATGCCAAACGATTTCGTAGAGTTATCGGATCTAGGGAAAACAGATGTCCTTGGTGGAGGACCTGGTACTAGTACTGCAAATGCAAATACTGGTGATCTTCGTAGAAAGTTTAATTTCGGTGACAGAGTTTCCGAATTAGCAATTGCTCAAGACCCTTTTTTCCGATTTGTATCGAAAGCAAGTAAAAAACCAACTGATGATCCTACTTTTAAATATACTGAAAGAAGAGGCTCATGGCATAAACGTTACGCTTATGTTGTAGCTTTTGATTCAGCAGGATCAATAGAAGTTCACGATTCAGAGTTAGATGATTCATCTATCGGTGGTGCTGTAGCTGCAGGTGGTGAAGTTGCACTATATATGGCAACAGACTATGAGTCAAAAGGTAATATTCAAAATGTATATGGTCAATCTGGTAACAAAGTTACTGTAGGTGGAGCTGGAACTAGACCAACATTTTTCTTACCTGGACAATTAATAAAAGTCCCAGTTATGAATGCTACAACAGGTACTGATGTAGATGGCTATCATGTTGTAAAAATAACATCAGTTCAACAAGCTGATTTAACAGGTAATATGGGTGTTGATAATGATAATGCTGAATGCGTAAAAGTAACAGGTAAAGTTGTTAAAAAAGATGCTGCTGGTAATGAATTAGCTTCATTTGCTTTAAATGGATCTGCTAATACAGGATTTAACACTGGCTCAACTAATGGTTCTAATGAAAGTTACGATAGAGATATTGCTACTCAATTAGAAAAAATTAGAACATATGTAATTGGTACAGCTCATGATGAAGGTAGTGGATACCCTCAAACATGGATGGATCAACCATTTTCTACTCAATATGGAATCACACAGATATGGAAAACTTCTTGTGCTATGACAAATACTGCAAGAGCTACATCTCTAAAATATGATTCTAATGAGTGGGCTAGAATCTGGAAAGAAAAGCTAATCGAGCACAAATATGATATTGAAACAGCTTTACTTTTTGGTTCTCAGAACGAAGACTATAATACTACACAAGGTGCTATTGATTACGTATTAAATTATGGTAACAAGTTCACATTAAACACAGCAACTAAGACTTCTGATGATTTCTTAGATGATATGTCAAACTATCTTGATCCTAGATATAATAATGCATCTGCAACTGTATTTTTTGTAAGTACAGCAGTTTATAACTGGATGCATAAACTAGGCGGATATTTCTTAAATAATGCTAATCTTGGTAGAGTCCAAAATGCAGCAGGTGATGAATATGTAGGCGGTAGCGTATATAGTTCTGATATTGCTATTATGGGTAAGAAAAAAGTATTTGGTGTAGACATCACTACTTTCTCTACTCCATATGGTGATATGAATGTTGCAAGAAATATTCACTTAGATGGAACAAACATACAAATGCTTGGTGTTGATATGAAACATTGTGCTTATAGACCTTTAGTAGGTAACGGTGTCAACAGAGATACTTCAGTTTATGTTGGTGTGCAAACACTAGAAAACTCAGGTGTTGACCGTAGAGTTGACTTAATCTTGACAGAAGCGGGAATGGAATGGTCTATGCCAGAAGCTCACGCTGTCTGGACAGTATAGGAGGTTAAGATGGCAAAAAGTATACCAATGTATGGACAAAATGGAGATGGCGTTGATATTCAAGACGTTGTTGATTTATTTAGTCCAAATCAAATAGGTCAAGTTGAAGGAAAAGGCTTTATTACAAAAAAAGCTGTACATACTTTCAAAGGAGCAACTTCTGCAAACTCAGGAGCAATAATAGCTGTTGATACAAATACATCTGTTTGGGGTGGATTTGTTAGAGTAGAAGGTGTAGGTTCTGATGAAGAAGCTGGTGCATTAGATTTTGATTTAGGTCTAACTGCAGGTGCTGCTGATTTTGGAGCTGGCTATGGATTACAAGGTGATGGGCTATATGCTTTAAAAGCACATGAGTTTGTTTCTAGTAGTTCAGAAGATGTGCATCTTTCAATTGACGTAAATACAGTTGATTCAAGTAAAACAATAACAGTTACAATTGTAATGATTATGGCTGTTGCTCCAGCTAGTTCTTAAAGATTAACTGGATAGTTTAATATTGTTCTGCCCCCCGCTGGGATTCTTCTCTCCCCCTGGGGGGTGGGGCAAATAAAGGATAAAATGAAATTAAGAGATAAAATACAATCAATAGTACAGCATGAAGAAAGTGACATTTTTTTAATTAATCTTTTTTGTGATGGAGTTTCTGAAATAACTCAAAGAATTATATCTTTAGATGCAAATAAAGCAGAACATTTTATTATACAAACATCTGAACTTTATGATTATGACCCTAATATTAATGATACTAATGATTATGAATCTAATCTTATAGTATTAGGAGATGTTGTATCAGTAATGAGAGAAGAAGTAAATCGAAATTTTATAAAAAGTGCTGAAAAAATATCTTTGAATGATTTTTATATAGCACAAGATAAGACAAGTTTAAAATATAGAAGTTCTACAAATCCTGGATATGTTATTGTTCCTAGATTAGAAACTTCTCAAGAAATTAATGGTCAAGTAGGTGATGTCGGAAATTCTGTAAAAGTTGTACCTTTGCCAGGATTTACAAGAAATACAAAAGTTATAGTAAAGCAAATAGTTTATAATATTGACAGCAGCGTTAGATCTATGAGTTTATTAGAAAATGCTGAATTTTTAAATCCTCTTGATAATGAAGACGGGTTATTTAAAATATTATTATCATCAGATAGTTCTATATTTTACAAATATCCTGATAAATATCAACATATATTATTTGTATATGTTATAATGCAATTAATTAACACTTTAATTATAAAAGCAGGAAATGAAGAAGAAGATGAAGAATTGGTAAGAACTTTGAGAGAGTCTAAAATATCTTATCAAGATCAATACAATCAATTTTTTAATTTATTTTCAAAACCTCAAGAACAACAAGAGAGGCAAGTAGATGAAAGTTAGAGAATTAATGGAAAGAGTAAATAGTAATGCTACTGGTAAAGTAATAGCATATATAAAAGATGGTTTAGAAGAATTAAATACTATATCAGAAACTCATGTTACAACAGAACAAGCAGATATAACTTCTGGTCAAAGATTTTACGATTTACCTAAAGATGTTATTAAAGTATTACAAGTAAGAGCTAAAAATCATTTAAATAATAAAGATGAGTATAGACAAATTCCTAGATTATTATATGAACCTAAAATAGTAGATTCAGACGGAGTATAGTATGGCAGAATTAAAACAATATGGATATTATGTAAAGGGCAATAAAATTGCTATTGTAGAAAGAGACACTACATTTGATAATGATCTTAATTCTAAAGATTTTGGACCTGGTAGTGATAGAGCACAATGGAAATCTCCATTATCAAGTATTACAGATGGATTAGAATTTCAATACGTATATTCTCCTGTTTACAAAATAAACGATATTTCTGATACTAATAATATTACTTCTTTAACAGAAGATGGTTCTGGCAAAATTAGATTAACATTAGAAAGTTCTGTTAATTTTAATAAAGGTGATTATATAGTTATAAAAGGGCATAAAACTTTAAATGGCCCTCATGAAATTGCACAAGATGCTAGTGCTAGCAGTTTGTTTTTAACTACAAAATATAATGAAGGCGTTCAAAACTTTTCTTCAAGTGTTTCTGATTTACCATTTATCTATCAAGATGTAAGTTATTTATCAGATGAAGATTCTGAAATAGATTTACCAGAGTATCTTTCTAAAGCATTAGTAGATTATGTTAAAGCTAAGCTTGCAGAAGAAGTGTTAAATATAGAAGCAAAAGAATATTTTATGAAAGAATTTAGAAAAAAGGTAGAAAAATTTAATAATACTAGGGTGTCTACAATGAGAGTTGTAGCTCCTGGTTCACACGCAATAAGATAATAAACAAGCCCATTCACGCACAGCCAGTGCTTAGGGCAGGAGGTAAAAATGGCAAAAAAAACATTACAAAGATTAACCGTTCAAGAAGCTCAAAACGCAGCTTTAGGACAAGCAGGTTGTATATTAATAGATGATCAAGTAGAGCATACAGGTGTATTTGTTGCAATTACAGCACTTGAAGATGCTGCAGTTGATGTATCTGAATGTGATATGTCTTATATGGAAGATGTAGCAGATTTTACAATTCCAAAAGGAGCTACAATATTTGGACAATTTGCATCAATAGAACTTGATAGCGGTAAAGTTATCGCTTATTACGGTTAGTAAATATGCCTAGCTTAGGATTAAAAAATAACTTAGCAGTTTCATCTTCAGGAGTTGTAAGAGGTAATGATTACTGGGTAGCAATGGATGGAGATGCTGATTATATAAACTTATCTTCATCTTTTAATAATATATTTGATGCAAAAGATTGGTCAATATCTGCTTGGATATATCATATTGGAGATGATACTGCTGTTACTTCAGGTCTTATTTTTTCAACAGGAAGTATAGTAAGTGGTAATACTTTTAGGTTTAAAATACAAAATGATAAACTAAATTTTTATTTTGGGACATCAGGTACAGTTAATGTTGATTACATCAATGGTACTGCTAGTTCTGCTCTAAATGATTATACATGGTATCATGTAGGTCTTACTCATGATGATTCTGCAGAAACAATTAAAATTTATGTAAATGGTTCTGTTACTGATACTTTTACAAGTAAAAATGTTCCAGGAGTTGTTCACGATACAAATGCTAGAATCGGTTCTTTAGCAGAATCAGGAACTTCAGGTGAACTATATGGAAGAATAGCTAATGTAGCTATATTTGGTGATTTAGTTACTTCTGGTGAAATGTCTAACTTAGCTTCTGTTCATTCTTATGATGCAACAAGTATAGGTAATTGTGTTGGATGGTGGAGAATGGGAGCAGGAACTGAAGCAGGAAGTGGGACTACAATATACGATATGTCAGCACTTAATAATCATGGTACCTTAATTGGGGACGCTGCAATACAAAAAGGAACAATAGAATAATGGATTTAGATACACTAAAATCAGTAGCAGTAGGTAGTGGTGGTATAACAATACAATTTTTAGATATGTTACCAGATATGGTGCGTGTAGGAGTTGGAATTATTACTATCGTATACTTTGGTTATAAAATAGCTCTGCTAAGAAAACAATTAAAAAACTAAACTAATAAAGGGGGAGTTATGGATAAAGGGGTTGTAAAAAGAGTCGTAGTAACACCAGATAAACATTTTCCGTTACACGATCAACCAGCCATAAATTGTCTAAAACAGACAATAGAAATAGTTAAACCAGATGCTTATGTAGATCTGGGAGATGTAGGAGAATGGGAAGGGTTTTCTGCTTGGAAGTTTAAAAGAAAGAAAGCACCACCATTAGAATATTTAATAAAAGACTTTGATAAGGATGTAAAAGATGTTAACAAAGGTATGGATCAAATTGATGAATCTCTCGATAAAGCAGGTTGTAAAGAAAAGTATATTACTGAGGGTAATCATGACAATTGGCTTAATTTGGCAGTTGAGAAATATCCCTATATTCCTCAGTATAGATTTGCTTCTGCTGTTAAGCTTGCTGACCGTGGGTACAAATATGTCAAATTTGGAAAACACCTTAAAATGGGAAAATTATACTTTTATCATGGTCATCAATATGGGGGTCAATATCATACTGCTAACCATATTCGCAAATTAGGATGCAACATAATGTATGGACATTGGCACGATTTACAACAAATGAGTGCTACACATATGGAAGGACCAAAATCAGCATGGAGTATAGGATGTTTAAAAGACATGGGGCCAAACTCAAATGAGTGGCTGGATAATAGAAGAATTAATTGGGCTCATGCTTTTGCCATCGTTGATTTTTACGCTCGAGGGTTGTTTACGGTACATATCATCCAAATTATTAACGGAAGAACATCATTATGGGGAGAGCTAATAGATGGGAATAAATAATGGACATGATTACAATATTGGAGGAATTTGGATTACCCGTGGCAGTAGCCATGGCGTTCGGATTCTTCATTTGGAAACAAAACAGATTCATCCAACATACTCTTATGCAAGAACTAGACCAAGACTTCAAGAGGTTGGAAGGTATTATTATTAAGCTGATAGATCAGCAAAAGATAATACAAATCGAGCAGAAGGGGTTAAATAGGCAATATAAAGCTTTAGTGGAGATAATAGCCACTTTATCAGGAAATGGCCTAAAACACAAGTTTTTGCGCAAAACAGAGGATGATTAACTAAAAAGGAGATACTATGCCATACGGTAAAGGTACATATGGGTCTAAAGTAGGAAGACCTCCAAAAAAAAGAAAACCTGCTAAACCTAAACCTAAAATGAAAAGGAGAAAATAATGGTAGACATGATTATAGCCTATCTAAAAAGTAATAGAGAAGAAATAATTGATGGTATTAACAAAAAAGTTAACTTACCTTTAATTTCTGAAGCTAAAGAAGAAAAAATCTTTGGTTCTTTATTTGATGCTTTCATGGAAGTACTTGAAGGTGTATTAAACAAAAAAGGTAAGTAATGCCTAAATCATCATTAAAAATAGATCGTTTTGAGGGAGGTATCAATAAAGATGCAGACCCTAGAAATATTGAAGATAATCAGTGTCAGGATTTAAGTAATATTGATATAAATAAACTTGGACAAATTACTAATTCTGGATCTGCTGTTAATTATATAGAAGAAGTTGATAAAATTGAAATTAGAGAAGCAGGATGGGGATTGTTCTTTTTTAGAAGCGATTATGACATTATTGATGATGATGGATTATTAAGGGGTGGTACATATTTACATGGGTCAGATGAGTTTGGTAGAAATATAAATTCTAATTTAGGTAGTGAAGAATCTGTAAGTATTTTAGCAAAACTATTTGACCCTGTAGATACAGATACTGGAACAAAAGCTGGTATAGCGTTAAGAGAAAACAATACTGAAATGTGGACTTCCTTAACAAATGTATTACCTTTATATGAAGACGAAGATTATGTAAAAGCTCCAATAAATTCTAATTTTCAAACTAAAAATGGGGCTTTAAGAATTTGGGATTCTAATTTTAAACAGTTTGCAATGACAAACAAATGGTTGGGAGTTATTAAAGAAACAAAATTTATTGGTAAAGATAATGTTAATTATGATACTACCAAAACACCAAATTGGAATAGAGAAAGCGCATGGTTATACACACATGCAGAATGTAAACCTCCTACATCTATACAATCTGAATTATTTAAAAGAATAGAAGATACTAATTGGCAAAATAATACACTAAGCTCTCCATCTTCTGGAAGTCACAACAATTCTACAACTACTGTTAGCGTTGATACTGGTGCAACTTTTCAAGATGGAGATATATTATTAATAAATAGTGAATTATTATTTGTTGTAAGTATTACTTCAGATAATTTAACTGTAGTTAGAGGAGCTTATGGCTCTGAAAAAACATCACATACAGATAATGATTTAGTTTATCTTGTTTGGAGAAACTCAACATCTAATGAAGTTTATAGTCCATTTAACTATGGATATTATCCTTCTTTAAATAATAAAAATTTAAGTCACAAAGATTATAATGCTCAAGTTATTGCTTTAGATTTTACTGATTCTGATAGTGCTTCTGAAATGTATGAAGATGCAACCCCTATGTTAGTAGCTTCAGATTTTGATGATGCAACTCACAATACTACTCATGATTCAGATACAACATATGGATGGGGTCTTGCAACAGATGGGATGAATAACTGGTCTCAAGAATTTGATGGTATACAATTTATGTATGACTTTGTTGAGCAAACAGATTTAGATGAAATTGCTTGGAACAAAGGATATAAATATAGATTTTACGCAACGTTGTTATATGATGGTAATCCAGATATAAATGGACAAGAATCTACTTTAACTGATATTACTCCTATAAATTCTAATATATTAAATAAACAAGGTAAATTAAGATGTAATCTTTCTGTTAAGTGGACAGGAAAAAATAAAGACAACACTCAACGAAGAACTGATAGTCACTTAATTAACAAAGAACATACTACTGCTGAAACAGAAAGAAATAAAGAATTGTATATAAATCCAAGGGTTGTAGGTTGTAGGATATATTATTCGTCTAGTGAAGATAATAATAGTGAAAAGTTTTTGTTACTTCATGCTAATTTTAATGAAGATGGTGGTATAAAGAGAGAGGGTGGAAGATATATGCCTTGGTGCCCTGTAAACTATGGTAATGGCGCTAATATTAAAAAATCACATTATAGAATATCTAGCAAAAGTGATGACACAAGTGTCAATATAAACAATTCACATAGAATTGATTTGTCTGCTATTGGAAATTCTGGTAATTCTTGGATGTTTGATGCTCCTCCTGCTGGACAAACTTATTTTAATTTAAATGGACACTCTGGAGAATTAACAAACGTTTTATACAAATGCTCTACTGAAGTAAATGGAATTAGACATGTTGGTAATGTATGTTATCCTGTAAATTGGGATGAAACTAAATCAGAAGTTCAAGATGCTTCTTTTGAAGATTTAACTAGAGGGACTAAGTATGGCGATAGAATGATTATGCAAATTCCTGGTCAATATGATATATTAACACCTGAAAATAATGTTGATGTAGTAATTAATGATGGTGATGAAATAACTCATTTAGAATCTCTAGGATCTTATTTACTTCAATTTAAAAGAGATGTTTTATATATAATTAATGTTACAGCTACAGAAGGTTCAGTATCACACCAAGTAGCAGGTACTTATAAATTTAAAGGTGTAGACAAACCTTACCAAGTAGTAAAAACTGATAAAGAAGTATTTTGGGTAAATTATTTTGGAGCATATATATTTACAGGCGAAGATGTTATAGATGTTAGTGAAAATAAATTGAAAGCAGACGCTTTTCGTAATTTTAAAGAATTTCCTCCAATTTTAGGCTATGATCAAATAACTAGAGATATATATATTAAAACAAAGTCTAATATATATAAATATAATTTAGATACACAATCATGGACTTTTCATCGGGATTACTTTCCTGTTGATGGGTTAGTTTCTAACTTTACTAATAATGAAGAAGGTAATTTAGTATTTTCTGTTTATAATTCTAATATAGGTGGAATTAATGTAAATGGTTTGTATTTTCAAAAAAATGATACTGATAATGGTGGCGGACATTATATAGGAACTTCATCTGCTAATCCTGTAGATGTAAATAATGTAGCTTTTTCTTTTGAAGAAAAGTTTAAAGTAGGGGACATATTAAATATTAAAAATACAGGGTTAACTAGTTCTTATGTTACATCTAATGGATTAAATTTTCATAAATTTTCATTTTTTACAGGAAGTATAAATACTTCAATTACTTTATTTACAAATCCTGTAACTGGAGAAACGGCTCCGCATTTAGATGTAGGAGATATTATAAAACTTAATGACAATGTAAGATATTTTAGATTTGAAGATACTGTATACAGAATAGAAGGATTATCAGGATATTGGCAAATTGAAAATGTTAGACCTCAAGCAACTTTTGTTCCTGAAGAAGATGAAGTTATAGAAAGAACTACTCCAGATACAGATGAAGGGGAAGAAGATGATGTAAGTATATTAGAAGGAGTAAATTATCCATATTCATTTCAAATGATAAAAAGAACTGATGTTGGAGTTGGAGAGCATGTAAATAATTTAAAAATTTATGATAATGCAACAGGTATAGATGTTTCAAGTTCTATAATAAGTCAAATAAGAAGTACTAATAGCACTACACAAGAAGAGAATATTATTATAAATCTTACAGATGAATCTTTAAGTTTACAATCATTAAATTGGAACACTCTATTTGAAAAGGATAGATTAGAAAACGTCAGTAGAGGTAACTTATTAAATAAAAGTAATTATTTTGATGGTAACTATAAAATAGAAAAAATAGAATCTTCACAATTAGTAAAAGTATCTAAATATTTTGGAGATGGTAATTTTAATATGTTTGAAGGTGGTAATAATCCTAATTTTTCTAGGTTTTACTATGATTTAAGAAGCAATAGACCAATGGCTAGAACTGGTAAAGTTACAGGTTTTTCCGACCAATATTATACATATATTCCTATAAGTAATATGCAGATGATGTCAAGAACCCCACAGCCTGGAGCTTTCTTTTTGATAACAAAAGATTTTGATTTTGGAGAACCATCTAGATCAAAAAGAATATATAAAGTTTACGTTACTTATAGCACTTCTGTTAATATTCCAAATTTAAGAATATTTTTATTAGTAACTACAAAAGATGGTGTTAATGTAATGTTTCCAAATAATGATAAATCAAAAAATTATGGAATATTACATAATCCAGATATAGATGGAATTACTATTGATCCTAATTTAAATCCAGGAGAAATTGAATCTTTTCATATTTCTAGTCTTAAGAAAATAGATTATGGAAATGCAGCTACAAATCAAATATATGGTAGTTCTACTGCTGAAATATATTTTAATGACAGTAAAAATTTGTTAAAAAATTGTTTATCTGTTTCAGTAGGAATGTGTCCTTCTTCTTTTAACTTACAATCAATAGATATAAATAATTTTGAAATTATTGATGATCCTTCTTCTGATTTAAACACATCATCAACAGATATATTAAATGCAGGTCCTATTATAATTCATGATATAAATATCATTTACAGAGGAAAGAATGTTAAATAGTAAGAAAATAAATGAATTATATAATAAACTACAAAGCACAAAACAACCTAAACTAACAACAGGTACTTCTGCACCTTTACCTAAACAAGGTGAGAATGGATCAATGCATCTAGCCAACATGCCTGGGGGCGCTAGATTATACATAAAATTTAATAATAAATGGTTAAGTATTGGATTAGAGCAAACTTTATCTAAATCTACAAATGTAGAAAGTAGTTTAAGGCAAGTAAAGTTAAAACAATTAGGTATAGGTAAAAACGATGTTTTAAATTGGACTACAGATCAAGGTTCTACAAATATAAATAAAGCAAACTTTGATGAAATAGAACTTGCTGATAGCAAAAAACTTTATTTAGGTTCTGATAATGATTTACAAATATACCATGATGGTAGTGACGGTTATATAGCTGATCCTACTGGAACTCACCTAAAAGTATTAACTAATCAATTTCAAGTTAAAAATGCAGCTGGTGGTGAAAATATGGCAAAGTTCACCCAAAATGATTCTGTAAAATTATACTATGATAATTCATTAAAATTTGAAACTACTAATACAGGTGCAGATATTACAGGAACATTAGAGTTTGATAGTTTATCTGATGGTACTATAACTATTACAGATTTTGTAGATGAAGATAATATGGCATCTAATAGTGCTACTAAAATACCTACACAACAATCAGTTAAAGCGTATGTAGATTCAGAAATTACAGGACTAGTAGACTCTGCGCCAGGTGCTTTAGACACACTTAATGAACTTGCTGCTGCACTTGGTGACGATGCTAATTTTGCTACTACAGTTACTAATAGTATAGCAACTAAGGTAGGATTAACAGGTGATGAAACAATAGCAGGTACAAAAACATTTACATCAACTGTAAATTTATTAGCAGCTTCACCAACTTTAATATTTAAAGATTCGACAGATGATGATGACCATATAATTGAATTTAGAGATGAATCTGATAATCTTGTACATACAATAAGAACAAATGATAATACAGGTGGAGGGTTAGGTGATAGTTTATGTATAGGCTCAGTAGAAAATAAACCTTTACAATTTATAACCCAAAATGTTACAAGAATGGTAATAGATGGTAGTGGTAATGTTGATATAACTGGAACTATTACAAATGCAACTTGGAATGGCGATGTAATAGCAAGTGCATATTTAGATAGTGATACTGCTCATTTAACAGGAAGTCAAACTTTTAGTGGAACAAAAACATTTAGTGCAGGGACTATTTTTGGTGGTGATATTACATTAAATGCTGATAATAAAATTAAAAGCGATACAACAGGTACTCATAACTTTATAGAATTTGATGATGATTCAGGTAGTCCTGAAAATCAAACTATTGTAAGTAGTGTAACAAATGTTGCTTTAATAGTAGACGGTAATGGTAATAATACAGGACAATTTGAAGTATTAAAAGCAGGAACAGACTCTACTGCTACTGAATTATTTAGAATAGAAAATGATGGTGATGCAGTATTTACAGGGGATTTATATATACCAGGTGAGAAAAAAATACAGTTTGATAGTGCGGATACAACAATATATACTAATTCTGATAACCCTGAAGATTTATATATAGAATCAGATGAAGATATGTATTTAAGGCCTGATGATAATTTAGTTATAGCTTGTGGTACTACTAATTATGTTACATTTGATGGTACTAATCAAAGAGTAGGCATAGGTACTACAACTCCTGATGCTAATTTACAAATACATTCTACAAGTGGTACAAAATTATGGCTTACTGCAGGTGGTAGTAATCCTGCAGATGCTGCAAGTTTAAGATTTGCAGAAGACGAAAATGGTAGTAATTATATACAACTTAGTTATGATGGTAATATGAATACTTTATCAGTAGATAGTAATAATCAAGATGATATGACTGTATGGGATAGAAGTAGTAATAGAGTAACCCATGCTGCATCAACTAGATTTTACAGAGCGTGGCCTCAAGTTAGATTTAGTGACGATAGTGGTACTGACTATGTAGATGCAGGTTTAACAACTAATACTTTTCTTTTAAAAACATCTGATAATGATATAAACTTTCAATGGCATAATAGTAGTGCTGAAAGTATACTATATCTTGATTCAGGCGCTAGAACAGTTACAATAGGTGAAGGCGCTCAATCTACTTATGCTTTAAAAGTAGGTAATAATGGTAGAATGAATATGCCATTGCGAGGTCCTGAGTTTGAACATGACCATGGATATTTTGCTCCAACAGGAAGTATGTTTTTACCTTTATTTATTAATGCTACACAAACAGATTTAATAAGATTTCAAACACCTATTACTTGGGAGTATTATGATTATTCAGGGAGTGCTTGGGTAGATGATATAAGTAATGTTAATAATTTAAAAAATATGCTTGATGGTAGAAGAGCAACTAGTTATTCAGTATCTAATACAAAAAGAAAATTTAGATTTGTTATAGAAAGAGCAAGTACTTGGGCAGATGACCAGTTATTTTACATAGAAAATACTTGGAGTAGTATTGGTACTTGGAGTACAAGTGCCTCAGGAGGTGGTAGTTTAACACCTACAATGCAGGTAGAAAGATTAGATGGTTCTTTTGATGCTTCTGATGATTCTAATAATGATTGGACTACAAATCCAGGATTTACTACTGATTGGCATACAACAGGAATTTGGGATAATTTTGGTTTAGCAATGTTTTATGTGACAGACCAACATAATGCAGAAACACATATAAGAGTTACTGTAACATTCCCTGAATATGCCGATACAAGTAAAACTATTAATATTAAAAATATAGGAGTAATGTCTTCTTACTCAAGTCAAAATACTAACCAACAACCTTTTATACAAAATTTTGATAGACATGCAACATCAGCTGCAAATGTTAATGTAACAGGTACTCTTGCTATTGGCGATGTAATCAACGCTAGTGCTGAACTTCATATTAAGAAAAATAGTACAAATGCAAGAGTAAGAGTACAAACTACTAATACTAATGGTGTAGCATATACAAGGCTTGAAAATGATGCTCAAATTTGGGATTTAAGAGTAGATGGTGGTAGTAGTGACAATTTTATTATAAGAAATGAAACTACATCTACTAATAGATTTTTAATGGATACATCAGGTAATGTAGATTTAACAGGTGATTTAATGCTTCGTGGTGAAGGTGGAATATTTATAGAAAATAGTGCAGCAGGTAATGGTGGTAGTATTATTCAACCTGCAGGTGGTATGTACAGAACAAGTTCAAATACTCATACAGGAGCAATTAAAATTACAGTTCCTCGTGGTACAGGCTCTAATCCTGCAGATATGATAAGTTTTTGGGTAGATGTATTTGACTATGGAACTAATCAAGCATTTACTGCATATATAGCAGGGTATGTATATCAAGATGTAGGTGCTAATGAGTGGCATAATGTATCGGCACAAATATTTGGAAATTTATCACAAAATAATTATGCAGTAAGATTTGGACACGATTCAAGTAATCATTGTGTATTAATTGGTGAAGTAGATACTGTTTGGAATTATATGCAGGTTACAGTTAGAAATGTGCAAGTAGGTTATTCTGCTGATATAGATGATTATAAAGGTGATTGGACAATAACTTTTGAAACAAGCTTACCAACTATTGATGAAACATTGACAGGTAACTTTCCTATCGCATCAAGAACAATAGGTACTGCTGATGTAGCAACTCAAGTAACATTAACAGACCAAGGTGGTGACTCAACTTGTTTTCCTGTATTTTCAACTGCTAATACAGGAGATAGAGATTTACATACAGACAGTAGTGCTTTAACGTACGATTCTACAAATGGAAATTTAACATCTACAACACTTACTGCTACTAACTTAACAGCAACTAGCAAATTAAGTGTAACTACAAATTCAGATGCAGTCGCAACATTTAAAATGACTGATGATAATTGGGGTTATATGGAGTGGCGAAAAAATAACAATGATAGAGTTGCATATCTTGGTATGGATTCTGATATGGACAGAATGCTTATTGCTGCTAATGAAAATGGTGCTAATGAAATAGAAATAAATACTACAACAGTAGACATAAATGCAGATGTTGATATAAGTGGTAATTTATCTGCAACAGAAATAACATCAGGAGCAGTAGTATGGGAAAGATTTGCATTTGCTAATGCCGCAGCAGCTAGTGGAACTTATCATTTTAAAGATGTAGATGATACAACTAATAACGCAGGTTTATGGGATGCTACTGATACTGATCCTACATCATTTAGTTATTTAAACTTGCCTGGACAATACATAGTTCCTGAAAACTGTACTTTAAAAGCTATGCATGTTATATGTACTAATTTTAGTAGTAATGATGATATAAAAATAGCAATTTATCATGGAACGCCAAATTTTGATACTACTAGTGATACTACATTAGCTTTAGCAGGAACAGCTACAACTGTTAGTATTGGAACTATGAGAAGATCTTATGGAGGTAATGCTACATATGATGTAGATTTAGATGCAGGTGATATTGTAGTACCTACATTTTATCAAAACTCAGGATCAAGTAAAGCTGTAAGAGGTAACATAACTTTAAAGTTTGTTACTAGATAATAAAAATATTGACTTTAATAAATAACTTTCGCTAAACTATTAAATATATAGTCTTGCATTTAATAGTCAAGCAATATTATATTTAACCTAAAAATTAGGAGCTATTATGGCGACATATCTTTTAAATAGAGATAAAGATCAAATTCAAAGACAGATTAGAAAAACCAAAACATTAAATGAGCAGAAACTTCTAAGTGCTGATATAGATAAAGCAAACAAAGCTTTAACTGAAGAAAAATCTAAAGGTAGTTTAGTAGGTACTGGTGTAGGACTTCTTGCTGCTATAGGGCTTACATTAGTTACTGGAGGAGCTGCTAGTCCACTTTTAGCTGCAAAAGCTGTTGCTAGTGCTCCATTATTAGCAGGAGCATCTGCTGGTATTGGGTCGTTTCTTGGAGAAAGAGCAGCTACTACAGGTTATAAAGGTCCTTTAGCAAAAATGCTGTTTGGCGATGTTGATGAAATAGGAGAATTAGAATCTTTAGTTGGTGAATCTAAAACTTTAACTGGTCCAGGAGCTACAGAATTTCAAGCAGAAGTAGATACTCTTTATGGAAATGTTGATAAAGATTCAATGACAGAAGCTTTGCTAAGAGGTGGAACAAGAGGGCTTCAAGTTGGCAGTATTGCTGGTGGTGTAAAGGGTATAGGTGATATTTTTTCTAAAGCAGAACCTGGATCATATTTAGCAACTCTTGGTGAAAAGCTAGGTTATACATATACAGACCCTATGTCTTCAGGAGTAACATTTATGGAAAATTTTAAAAAGGGATTATAATGAGTGGTAAGTACGCAGAATTTTTTGATACAGAAGAATATAGTTTTGGAACTAGTATAGATTCCATAGCTGCAAATCAAAGTAATTTAATCAACCAATTAGAAGCACAAGATCCTAGAAGACAATTTTTTAGATTTGGAGATGATGCTCCGACCTTAACAGAATTACTAGAAAATCCTGAATATATGAATAGAGTTTTAGATCCTATGTTGTATAAATCATTAATTGTAGATGATAAAGGATTATTTGGTGGTGAAGGATATGGAGTTCCAAAAGATTACCAAGATTTTAAAAGTGATTTATTAGATTATTATGGTGAAAATTTAAGTAGACAGGAAAGATTGCAAAGATTTTATGAAGATATAGGAGAAGAATATACACCTACAGGTAATACAGGGCAAGATACATTAGATGCTTTCAATAAATTTTTTAAAGATAATGAAACTTCTTTAAAGACTTCTTATAAATTAATTGGTAAAAGAATTGGTGGTAATTTAAATCCATATGCTGATGCTGTAACTTTTGTAGATGGAATTGAAAATAGAATGGGTACAATAAAAGGCTTAGAATCAGAGTTTGATACATCACAAAAAAATTTAGAAATTGCTGGTGAAACTTACGGTGGAATTAAAAAGCAAAGTAAACTTTATTCTTCTAGTACAGGCATAGCAGAGTCTGGAGTAGCAAATACAATGTTAGATAATTTAGAAAAAAATTATATGGAAGAAATACAAGGATTAAGAGAAAATAGAGCTCTAAGTTGGTCTAATATTGCATCTGCTATGAAAGGTTTTAGAACAGCAGATGAGCAAGAAGTTAGAGGATTTTACAGTACTATTGATACTGCTTTAGATGAGCAGGATTTAGATTTTACAACAGAAATTGGATAAGGTAATTTATGTCATTTGAAAAAGCTGAACAAGCATTGAGTAGTTTATTATCTAATATGGCTTTACAAGCTCAAAGAGAACGTATAAACGCTAGGTTACAAGAAACAAAAAAAGAAGAAACTCAAGAGCAATTAAAATTAGAGCTAGCTGTTAATGATTTAAAGAATCTAAAATCTACTTATAATAGTAAGTTAGAAAGTTTAAACACAAAAAGTCAACAAAACGAAAATAGTTTGCTAGCATTTAACGCATTACCTAATCAATACAAAACATCTACTGGTGTTGAGTTAACTAGAGATTTAAATGAAATAAGTTTAGAATCTTTAAATGAAGAAATTAAGTTTTTCAAAAATGAAATCAATAGATTAGATAGTGCTAGAGTAGGGTTTCTAAATAATCTTAATGATATTAATTTAATTAAAAATACCTTAGAGTCTGAATTAGATGATTTTGACAAGAACTTTAGAATTACAGGGGAAGATATTGATGCGGCTTTTTCTAGTCAAAAATTAGTTGATTTAAGAGATGAAATAGAAGCAGGTGGTTTTGCTAATACTGATCAAATTTTTGAAAGTATTCAAACTGAATATAAAACTGATGAAAGTTTAGCTATACTTACTGAAGATTTCTTAAAAACAAATACAGGTTATACTCCATCAACAATTCAATCAGGAATAGAACAAGCTAAATTAAAACAACAAGAATTTTTTGATGACATATTTGCAATGTCATTTATACCTTCAGGAACTGACGGTAGTATGATGCAATTAGGCTCTAGACTAGTAAATGCTATGAATCAATTTAGAGATGAGTTAGAGAGCATTAAGTATCCTGAAGGGGGTGATTTTGCTGGTAAAAGAATGACTATTAAAAGAGAGACTGGTTTAAGTGAAGATGAATTTACAAATGCTTTTGTTGAAATTTTTGGTAGTGTTACAGACTATTCTGAATATGCTGCTGCTCTTGAATATGTAGAGTCAGCTTATAATATAAAAACTAGAGCATATATGAAAAGAATATATGAAAATATGAATCCTTCAATTGAATCTAAATTTAAGCAAATAGAAGAACTTAATTTAGGTATCGAACAACTAAATCAGACTCTTATTAAAATGAGTCAAGCTAAAAATGTGAATCAAAATTTAGAAAATAACTCTACAAATATAGATTCTGACACATTTTTTAAAGATTAGAGGGTAAATTGTCTATATCTACTTTATATAACTTATCTGACAATCCTGAAACTGAAGATATTTCAAAAAAGTTTTACAAAGGGTTGTCCACTCTATTTCCTTTGGCTCTTGAACTAAAGAGTTATGGAGATAGTGTTTTACCTTCTGAAGAAGCTTCAGCATATCAAAGTTATTTAGGTTCTATATTTGAACAATCTTACAATCAAAATATTAATACTTCTACAATGTTTTTAGGTATGACAGGAAATTCTGCATCTAGTGTACTAATGGAATTTATAGAAAGCGGTAGATTAAAATATGGTATAGAAGAGCTAGATTATGATGAAATAGGAGACTTTTATTCTACTATCAATACTATGCCTAATATAGAAGATCCGTTTGAAAGATCTGCAGAATTAATGCAATACATTGAAACTAAAAAAAGTAGACTAGTTGGAGAAAACGGTTTGTTAGTAAATGCAGATATATTAGTAGATGACATTTTTAATAACTTTACTGAAGAGGGTAACTTTATAACAAATATTACAGGAGAAAAAAATTATATTGGTGATATAGATAAAGACTTATTAAGTTCTGAATTAGACACAATTATAACTCCTCCTCAATATGGTAAATATGCTCCAGCTCCAGTTGATGTAAAATTTAAAGACAAAAGAGTTAGGAAAGATACTCAAATAACTCCTGATGATTTATATGAGCCTAGAATAGATATTTTAGCAGGCAAAAATTTAAAGAAAGAAAATTTAGGAGATTTAAATCAATACCTGCCAACTGATGATCAGTTAAGTAAATTAATAAATTCAGTAGAAAGCAACATGGATAAGTTGGATAATGATAATTATATAGTTGTAAAAAAGAATTTACCTAGATATATAGAAACAATGAATATGGCTAAAACAGAATTAGATAATATTAAAAATGTAAAAGGTATTTTAGATTTACAAATAGGGTTAGCAAGGGGGAAATATGAGTAGTACAAATATGCAAGATTTTTTACAGCAATTAGATGAAGAGATTGCAAATAATGATAATGCTGCAGTCCCTAAACTTTATGATCAATCTACAGTTGCTGGAAGAAGTTTAGAATTTTATGAAAGAGGAAGCTTACTAGACTTTTTTGGTCAAGCAGGTGCTGGATTTATTGAAGCTGAATCATTTACTCTTGCAAGATTTGGTGAGAGAGATTTTAATAAAATGAATTTAGCAGAACGTATGGGTAGAGGATTAGGTACTGGTATTGCTTATATGAACCCCTTTTCTCCATTTGCGCTTTTAGGCAAAGGGGGCAACGCAATTGTTAAACATGCTGCGTCTAATAGTACTAAAAATATTCTTAAAAAGATACAAAACAACCCTTCTTTATTAAAGCATATAGATAATGGAACTGATAAAGCAATAGTAGAAAAAGCTATTAAAGAAGATTTATTTACAAATCCTATAGTATTAAAAACATTAAATCGGTATGGAATTACTGATAAAGGTATGCTTCAAGTAGAAAATATGTTAATTAATAACGTAGATGCTGCTTTAAGAACTGGATTTAAAAATTCTGGTAAAGAAGTTAACAAAAGATTAACAAGAAGAGTTGCAGAAGATATTGCAACAGAGTTACGTAAACCTGGTAGACATATAAATACTGTTGAAGATTGGGTTGAAAAAGGTTTAACTCAACATCCGTGGATGGCTAAACATCCTTTTATGGCTAAATATGCTGGAATGGCAGCTCAAGATGTTGCTGTTTTTACTGCTCATCAAGCAATTACTGGATTAGTTGGAGCTGGAGTTTATGGAGAAACACCAACTTTAGAAGAGGTAGGATTTCAAACAGGGATAAATACTCTTCAAGCTGCACTTTTCCCAGGCGTTAGATACTTCTTTACTGGAGGAGGACAGGCTACATTAAAACAAGGTTTTTCAATACTTAAAAATAAACGTCAATTAAATAAAGCATTAGATAAATTTAACTATAAAGATATAGCTAGTAGACCTGAAGGGCAAAAGGGCTTAAGAGGGTTATTACATATACTTACTAAAGGATCAGATTTAAATGTTGTTAACACTAGTAGATTTAGCGGTAGAAACTGGACTGTAAAAAGTGGACCTAATAAAGGGAAGACATATAATCCTAATGAAATTATAGATAATGCTGATGATATGCCTATTGAAGATGTAATAGATATTTTAGGTCAATATAAAAAATGGACAGCTGATTTTTTCCCTAAATTTTCAAAAGCTTACTTAAAAGACGTAATGCAATCTAGTCCAAGAATGTTTACTGGGTCTTTAGTTATGAATATTGACATGTTTTGGACAGATAGATTTAATGATTTAACATACCCTGAATTGATTCAACATATGGCTATTGGGGCATTTATGACTAGAAATAGAGGTCTTTGGGCTAGAGATGAAAATCCAGGCCAATGGGCTAAAGATTTTTCTAATTATGAAAAAACATTTAACTATTTAAACATGGACATGGATAAATTTATAGATGTATTAGATGTGTATTCTCATAATAGAGAGCTGGGAGATTTAATAGGTCTAACTGTAGGACAGACAGAAGTTGGAAATACTATACTTGATTTAGTAAATCCTACTGACACTGATGTTGCAAATTCTTATTTAAAAGATGGAGATGGAGATGGTTATGAAAGTTTACCATATGAAGTAGTAAAAAGAACACAAGAAGCAGTAGACTTGGCTGTAGCTATGGCAAGAACGAATAGCTCTACTCCTGAAGATGTTTCTTCTATTAACGTTAAAAACTTACCTGCTAGTCGTATAAAAGAAATCTATGATGGATTAACTTCTTTAAAGATTGGTGAATCTAATCTTGCTGAAATACCTTTAGGAGATTTGTTTTCTACTACAATGAGAGAAATATCTGAAAAAAATAAAATGTTTTATTTAAGTATGCTTGATCAGATAGCTCAAAAAACTGGACTGGATATAAGAGTTGAGACCGAAAAAGATGCAGAACAAAGAGATGTTTATACAGGTAAAGTGATATACGAACCTATACCATTACCTAGTAATATTGATTTAACTGTTGATGGTCAATATCATAATACAATAAACGATTTGTATTATTTGTTAAACACATTTAAAGATTTAGGTATAGCTTCTGAGATTGAAAATACAATACCTACACAAATAGTAGAATCAGGCTCAGGAAATGATAAAAAGATAATAATAAGAAATAGTGCAAATAAAGCTAATATAGCTGAAATAATCGATAAAATTGCCTCAAATTACACTTCTAAAATAGTTAAGAATGTTCATGGAAATAACTCTGCATTACGTATAGACAAATTATTTGCTAGAAATCCGTACTTACAATCTATTGTTATGGGTAGAATAGCAGAAAATAAAGAGATGGCTTACAGATTAGCAAATAGTCAGGGTAAAGATTTAGAAAATTTAACAACTGAAGAAAAGAATTTTATACAAGTAGCCAGATTATTCTTTACTGTAAACTCAGAGTATACTACTAGTTATGGAGATGATGCCAATATAAATGGTAAAATGATTAAAAATGCTCCTAAAATTGTTCCTGATAATCCTGAAAAGTTTAGTAAACTAGAAGGAGATAAGCTAAAGCAGGCTACTAATGATTTAGCAAAACAACAAACTAAATTAAATAGTATATTTGAATTTATGAGCGCTGCAAATACAGAAAGAGTTGCTCCAGAAGAATTTAAGAATACTATAACTGAAAGTCAAGCTCAACAGCTTCTTGATATTTATCAAAAATTAAACTTTATTATACCTAGAAATGCATATGATAATATGGATTTTATGAATGGGTTATCTCAATATGTAATGCAAAGAAGTTTAGAAGGTGCAAAATTTAATGAAGAAACATTAGCTCTTGTAACTGCAGCTAAAGAAATGGGTGTGTTTGACTTAGCTGATAAAACTATACTAAGACCAGATGTATTAAGAGAAGCTTTACTTAATCCTGATTTTGGTTATTCTGAAAGTCAAGTTGACGATGCTATTAAGAAATATCAAGTAGTTTATGATAAGTTAATTAAAAGTAAAGCTATTAAAGAAGGTGTTGACCCTCCTTTAAATGAAATACCTATAACAGATATAGATAATATACAGTTTCTTTATGATGTGACATTCAAAGGCAATATAGATAAAGTTGTAGATAATGTTACAAGAATAAGAGATTCTATAGATATAGAAGGTAAAAGCGATATTTTAGCTGAAGATGGGGCTGCACTTATAGAAACTATAAATACTTTTACACAAAGTGCATTAGAATTACAGGCTCAAGGTGTAACTAAAAATGTAGATATATTAAATACTTTTGATGAATCTGTTAATAAAATAATAGATAATTTAAAATCAAAAATTACTAATCATCCAGAAATAGCCTCATTAGTAGAAGAGTTAAGATTAACTACTAATACGGTTAGAGATATGTATAAAAAGAATCAATTTACTGAATTATCTAACAGTCCTTTAATTAATGATATAGGAATTGTTATAGAAAATTTAGTTAAATATGAAAGTAATTTAGCAACGAAAGTAAGAGATAATTTAACTAAAATGATTAGCTTGTCTAATGACCCTTATCAATCTGGTAGATTCTTAAGAACTGTAGATAATTTAGGTAAAGAATTAAGCTTATTATTAAAACAAACAGATCCTAATACAGTAACATTAGAAGAGCTTATAAATGATTATCAAAGTAGCAGAAGCATGTATGATTTAAATAATATATTAGAAAAGCATAACATGATTTCTATGAGTGAAGTTACTATAAATAAATACAAAATTGATTTAGATGAGAGTATAAATGATTTAAAACAATTTATGAAGAAGAATGCTGCTCATAATAACAATGATTCTCCAATGAAGAGTTTAAAAAGATTTGGACTTACCGATTCTGAAGATGTCAATAAAATTGATCCTACTTTTGTAGATATTGCTGTTGAAAGTATACTTGTTTATGATCATGAAATTAAAAAGTTTGTTGAAGATAACTTTAGTCCTGAAGATCAGCGTGAAATATTTAAAGATGGTGGTTTAAAGTTAAATGATATTTGGGAAAAAGATATTTTAAATGCTATATATGATCAAAAAGCAGAGAAACTACAATTGTATGTAGAAGAAAATATTGCAAATAAATATATAAATGATCCTAAAAAAATCATCAGTGAAATAGATATGTTTAAGGAAAAAGCTGGTGACATTTTAAGATATGTAAGCTCATTAGATGAACCTATTGAAACTTTTAGCATAAGAGAAAATTCAATAGTTGTAGATAATATACCAGGAAGAAGAACATTAGCTGGAATAAACTCTCCTCTTATAAAAGAGTTGGGAATAACAGTTATGCAGGTAAATGAATCTATTATATTTAATGGTAGAAAAACTACTATAAATTCTCAAAATCTTTCAAAAGATAAAATTGAGCAAATGGTTAGTACTTATATACATACTAATCCTAAATTAGCAGAGCAGTTATTCAAACTAGATTTTAATGATGTAGATTCTATGAAAGAACTGCTAGAGACAGTTCCTGATAAAAGTAAAGAAAAGTTATTTGTATTATTAGACATGACAGATGGTGCTCCAATAGTAGTGCCATTAAGTCCTAATAATGTTCAAAAAATTAATGATGGATTTAAACTTTGGAAAGAAAACAAACTAATTCAATTAGAATTAAACAATAAAGATAAGATGAATAACTTTGAGTTTGCAATTTCAAGAATAGGTGATAGCTCTCAAAACATTCCAATTAAAATGTTATTAATGAATCTTGATAGAAGTCTTCCAAAAGAATTTGATAAGTTTTTTGAAAGTGAAATTTTTAGAGATGATAATAACAGAGATAGATTCTTTACTGAAATAGAATCAAAAATTCTAAAAAAGACTAAGCAAACTGTAAATAGAAACTATGACTATATAAATGATGGTTATCAAGAAATTATAACTAGAATAGAAGGATTAGACCCAGAAGTAAAAGATGCATTAAATGAATTTCATCCAAGAACTGGAAGAAAAGCAAGAGTTCTTATTGTAAGAGATGAAGATTTTAAAAAGGCAATGGATGATGGTGATTTTTCTCAAAGTGAATTAATTAGTAACAGAGGTACTATTGTTGCTAAATTAGATGCAATTATTTCTGATCCTAATAGCCATCCTAATAAAGTAGCCTTTGCTGAAAAAGCTAAAAAAGATATACTAAATGATAAAATGATTGAGAGTTTACATAGCTCTGCTATTGATGGTGCTGTTATAATAAATAATCCTAAATTAAGAATGGCATTAGGTTATCTTTTTGGAGATAAAAATGCTAATGGATTTAAAAATAATATTGCACATGCTGAAGGTTTTAATACTGAATCTTATAATAGTCTAATTACAAAAGGTTATTTCCATAAAAACAATTCTTTTGCAGATTTAAAGAACTTGGAAAATATAGATTTAATAGTTGGTGAAAGTGCGGCTAAGTCATTTTTTAAACAAGGATCAGAACAATCTCAATCTTATGTTCTTAGGCCAGGATTAAGTTTATATGATAACTTAAAAAATAAATTACCAGAAAATGATGATGGGGTGTATGAAATACCTCTTTCAGCTATTGGATTAGGGCATAGAGCCAAAAATAGTGATAATGTATTAGTATCAAACTCTTTAAATGATTTTATGACAGGATCTATAATATCAGAGCTTAGAACATACTCTGGGCTAGATAAAAAAATACAGCAATTATTAGATAGAAAGTTTGATGCTAATAAAATGACTGAACCTGAATACATATTATCTTTAATGAGAGAGTTAGAAGATGAAACTGGCTATGATTTTACAGAAGGAAGTTATGGATTGGTTCAAAACTTATTAAGAGTAGGGTTAAGAACTGATGATCCTGTAGCAAAAGCAAGTGTATCAAATTTATTTAGAGGGAAAATATTTGATATTTTAAGAAGAAATATGACGGAAAAGGGTGGAGATACTTATTTAATACCAGATTTATTAAATGAGTTAGATAATTCTATGTTTATTGAATTTGACAATGTAGATAAGTTAGGTCCAGATGGCAGAACAGTTGTAAAATCAAGAGTTCAGACATATTATGGTAAAACAAAAGTTCCATATCATATGGGTAAAAAGCAAATAAAAAGCGTTAGTGATGTAGATTTTATAATTAGTCATGAAGGTAGAGATGTTAGAGTTAGATTTACTAAAGGTAAGATGGAAGTTACTGATGTAGTTTATGATATTGTTAATAATAAAAAGCATATTACTACATTAGATGGGCAAACATTTGAGGCTACTAAAATACAAGATAATAAAGAATTAATGTCTGCATTAAAAGAGTTGGAATCTTTTGTTAATTCATCTATTAAACTTGAATCTATAGATAATACTGTACTTACTTATCAAGGGTTGCTTAATATATTAAATGGTAATTATAAAATTGTTCCAGGTAACAGTGGAGAGTCAATTGTTGAGTCTAATATTAAAAAAACAGAATCTGCAATAAATACTCTAACTAATAAGTTTGACTTAGGTATAGGTATAGGAACTATTGCTATTCCTAAAAAAAGTTTAGACTTTGGATTTAATAGATTAGAAGGATTTTTAGCTCCTGAAGATGGAAATCATAGTATGATTAATAACTACGATTTGAGAGTTATGCATCAGCGTGATTTTGATGGTGATCATGGTTATCATTATTTTGCACTACCAAATTCTTTTATACATGAATCTATTAAAAAGGCTGGTACTATAACAGATTATGTGCAAGCTCCTAAATTACCTTTTAAAACTAATATATTTGGTATGGATTCTGAAGGTTATTTTGGTCAGTTAAGAAATGAAGTAGGATTTACTAATCTAAAAAATCAAGTCAATAGAAATCAGTTTGTTATTGGTGAAACTATAAGTTTAAAAAATTCTTTAAATTGGGCATCTAACATAGGTATAAATCTAATCATAGATGGAGAAAAAGTTTCTTTCTTAGATGGTAGTACTATTGATATGATAAATAAAGGCCTTGAAAGTCCAGAAGCGTTGTCAGAAATTGCTAAAGCAAATATAAATCAAAATGCTGTAGACTATAATAGTAAAACAGATTTAACAAACGATTTAGTTAGAGCTACATTATTTGGAGATTTACACCCAAATATTAAAGAAAGATTATCTAAAGCTGGAATAGACTTACCAGGAGTTATGTCAAATAGCCAATATTTTAAAACTGCTAACAATAACAATCCTAATGAAGCTTTATTTAATCAAGCTGTAGTAAAAACTATATTAAGAGTATTAACTAAACCTAAAGCAGTTATGACAGATCCTTTTAATGAAGGTGGTCAATTTACTCCTACAGACTATTATATAGGCAAAATATACCAGGATTTACAAAGCTTTTTAACTAATCCTAATCAATTCATAGCTAATCAATTAATACAGCAGTTTTCAGGCAATCAAGCTATGATGCAAGTTATTACTCAAAAGTTCTTTAGCACAAGAGAATCAGATTATATTTTAGATAATGCTAAGTTACAAGAGTTCTTTTCCAATAAGTTTCCTAAAGTTCAAAACGTTGTTGTTACTTTAGATAATGCTGGTAATTTAATTACAACTAAAAAACAAAACATTTATGATGACCCTAGTAAAGCTATAAATATGGATACTGGAGGCTATGTATTAGAAAACATATATAAAACTGGACTTTTAAAGGATAATGATTTTTATGGTGATTTAATTTCTAATGATTCTGAAGTAGACTTGTCTAAAATAATTAGCAGAAAAAATAACTTATTAAATAATCTAGCTATATATAGAGCATTATATCCAGAGTCAGATCCTGTTAAGAATTTATTTTCAGAAGAATCTAAAGACGACATGTTTAATCTGCCTCTTTTAGATCAAAAAGGTCATAAAAATAAACTTTCTTTTAAAAATGTAAATACTAGATCAGCTGTATATCACATGTTAAATAAAGAAGCTTCTGGATTAAAAATTGAATTAAATAAGATGGAAGGTTCTCAATATAAAATTAACGAGTATGAGCATAGTATATTATCTTCTAGATTAAGAGATATAGAAAGTGCTATGCAAATTCTAGAAAAATTAGCATATCAAGGTTTAGTTAAAACTTCTGGAGATGCTAGCATATTTTATAATAATACACCTGGATACATAAGATATGTAAATAATAATACTGTTCATGTATATAGAATTAAGGGTAAAATTGATCCTAATGATATTATTAACCAAGATTTTTCTAAAGTTGAGTTTATAGCTCAAGTAAATCCAAAATCAAAAAACAATACTTATAAAATGCAAAAAGGATTTACGTACGTAGAGCTAAAAAAGCCTCTAATTAAAAAGTATTTAGGAGACTCTGAATCAGTTCATAACTTTGCATCTTGGAGCGTTATAAATGATTTATTTAATAGTGATAATATTTCTAAAACAGAAGCTGGTATGGATATTGTTTATGCTAGACTTTCTGAAACTATTAGTAGATTAAATGATAATTATTCTTTTGCAAGAAATTATGCTAAAGACAATCTCGCTGAAAGAAATGAAGTTTATAGATATTCTTCTTTAAAAGATCAAGCAGAATTAGAATCGTTTTTTAAAGAATTTGGAGCATTAGATAAAGATGGTAACTTTAAGGTTGGTGAAAGTGATCCTGGTCTAGATTTAGTATTTTTATTACTTAGACCAAGAGCAATGTCAGGGGCTTATATTAAAGGCCCTATGTCAGATTTACCTTATGTTTATTCAAGTCCTAGAGTACAGTCTGCTGTGTATCAGTTTTTAGGAGATAGAGGGCTTTTAAATCCTGATGCTATACCTGAAAGACTTCAAACCTATATTGACTTAAAAAATCTTAGAGTTGATATAATAAGAAATCAAGCAAATCCTGATGAATATGAGCAAAAATTAACTACTTATTATAATGAATCTCCTAATAATAGTGTAAAAGATGTTTTAAATAAAGATAGAACTACTACTTTTATAGATAACTTATTTGCAGATTATGGATTTTTTGATCCAGGAATGTCAAACTCTTGGTTACCTAAAAATTATGAAGGTAAAATATATACTAAAAGTACTATTAAAAATAAGAAGATTAAGTTTGTTTCTAGTAAAAAGAAATCAGATGGGGGTTGTAAATAATGACAGATTGTAATAATACTTTATTAACTAAAGAAGTTATAGAAAATAAAGAAAGATTATCTAGAATGGTTAAAGCATACAATGACTCTAATTTAAGAGTTGAAATGTATGGTAAGATAAATGATATTAATGATGGTACTAGATCAGTTTTAGAAATGGAACAAATCTTAAAAATGCAAGATGAAGCATTAGTATTAGATGATGCTTATCTGTTAACTCCTAGGCAAGAACGAAGATTTTATTCTGATTTAAAAAAGCATGATAGACAAATGCAAAGTCCCTTAGGTAGGCTTGAAGCTCTATATAAGATACCTGCTGCTATTTCAAGAAAAACTCCTGCTACTAAACGGTTTTATCAAAACTTAGATAGAATGAAAAACTTTGAAAGAAATGCGTTACTTATACAAGGTAATGCAATGAAAAATATATATAGCAATATTAGAAAAGCTTATATTGAAGAAGGTATTGCAAATAGATTCTTTGCTCCTAAAGTTATAAAAAAATTAAAAGAATATGAAGATAAGTTAAGATTTAGTGATGATCCTGAATTTATCTTTGAAACTCAAGAAAAAATAAAGAAAATAGTAGAAAGTAATGAAGGGGCATTTATAAGAGACTTTAATACTCTTATAGCATTAAGTCCAAAAGATTTAAAAAAGGCTATAAAAGAGGGTGTACAAGGCCTAAAATACGGTAAAGACATAGAAGAAAAGCAAGGTAGAATTGGGACTGCATATAATAGCCATGTTATTGATGCTGTTAATAATGCAAGAATTTATCTTAATGAAATGGGTAAAGTAAATATACAGGCTTTAAAAACTTTAAGGGAAGCTATATGGTTAAAAACTGTAAATGAAGAATATTCAGACAGTAGAAAAATTGTAAATCTTACAAATAGAAAATTAAAATCAATAGATAAAAATATTGAAGCTGCAGTACAAAGAATTGAATTAGGTATGAAAGAGGGAGGATATTATCCTCAAGTTTTGTTAAATGATGCTATTAGATTAAAAGGTCAGGTTAATAAATTATTAGAGCAAGAATCATACAAAGGTATAGACGATCAAGTTTCTGTAATAGCAGAAGATTTAACTGCTATGTTAAAAACTAATCTTCCAGCAAATGTAAAAGCTCAAAACACACTTTTAGAAAGAAGGTTTTCAGAAAATCCATTCTTTATATTAGAACAATATGGATCTCAAGCTATTCAATTTAACAAATTAAATACTATTGCTAGAGAGTATCAAAGAGTGCTAAAAGTTATGCAAAATCCTAAATTAACAGCTAGTTATTTAAAGGGATTAAGTAATTTTATTGATTCTGAATTTACAATAGCTACAAAAGGGCTTCAAAATAGACCTGAATGGCTAAATAAATTGACTAGAAATGTAAGGCTGTTTGAAACATTAAAAGCTATGGGACTTGGTATTACTGGTGCTATTAGAAACGTTGCTTCTGCTCAATTTTTTATGGCACATATGGGATTATCTGCAATTAGAACTGTAAAGGCAGCTTTAAAAACTGGGAACATTATAAATGAAAAGAAAGTTGGAAACGTTAAAGTTAAGTCAGCTATAAGCTATTCTCAACTTGCAGAAACTGTAGGTAAAATACAAGGATTTACATTTGGTGATATAGGTCAAGAGTTATATGCTGAAGGAATATTAAGTAAAGAAGGTGCTGAAAAATTAGATTTTAAGTATAATGATGAAACAGGTCAAGTAGAAGTAAGAGAAAACAGATCTGCTGGATTTTATCCTGTAATAGACTTTATAAAAGCTCAAATAAACAAGGTTCCAGTTCCAGGTGGTGATGGTCAAGGTGTAACTTCTTTGTTATCTAAAACTCCTGAAATTTTACTATCATTTCATAGATGGGGAGAAAACTACACAAGAAAAAAAATGTTTAACTATGCATTTGTAGAATCTCTACTTAATTATCAAAAAAATCCTGAGTATTGGTTAAAACACAACGGAGATAAAATTAATCTTGAATCTCCAATGACAAACAAAATAGTAAAAGATGCTGCTAATGTAGCTTTGTTTGTTGTTAATAGGTTTGCAGGTGAGTATGCTCTTCACGCTAAATCAAGAATATTAACTGGACATCCAGGTAAAGTTGATATAAATAATAAACTTTTAAATAAACTTGAAGTAGGTGCTACTTCTCTCACTTCTTTAGGTACTGGATTATTACATTATCCTATGTTTTTTATGGACATGCAATATAAAGTACTAGAAGGTACTGTATATGGATTAATGTCAAAAAGTTTTAAAGGTTCACCTGAAGCTAGATATTTAGGTAACTATGCTGCAATTACTGCTTTTATAGGATTAGCTTCTGTAGGTTTAAATGCTAATTTGTTTAATATATTTGAAAATGATTTAATAAAAAAAATACAAAACTTATTTAGAAATATACAAGGTCCCGATCCTGATGAGTTAAATCCTAATGGAACTATAAAAGATAATGCAAAAGGTTATTATGGTATTGCTTCTGATTTTACTGGACCTATAGTAGATGATTTAGCATTCTTAATGATGGCATCAAGATTTATTGAAATGCCTGATAATGATATAATGAGAATGGCATTTGGTTACGACAAATATTTAGAGTCTCAAGGAGGCGAAGCTAAAGATAGAGCTTTTTGGAATAGGCTTGGTACATTTTCAGGATTTATGGCAAATAAAGCTTTACCTAGTATACATAACGGCAGAGCATTTAGCGATATGCCAAGACACGTTTTTGCAGCTTACCCTACTCCTGAGATAAAGAAAATTAGAAAGTGGACTGGACTTTTTAAGCAAAGTAAAATTAAAGGGTCTAACTATTTTTTAAATAAAAAGAATGTTAGAAAGAAAGATAAGAATAGTAATAGTATAAAGCTTGATCAATTATTAAGAGATTTAAATAGATAAGGGAAAAGGGTGGAGAACAGAAAGGGAAAGAATCTCCACCCCTAGGCAACAAATTACCAACCTAACCTTATGTAAAAACTAAGGTTTATATTAAACAATTGAATTGATATTCCATGTCCAGATAGTTGATTTCCAGACAAAGTAAAACAAAGCATTAATATATTTAAACTATAATAATAACCTTCAGTTTTATCTACATATAATCCAATTAAATCATTTCCGTAAAGCATTTATCTCCTTCTCTAATAGTTCTATAAAATGATCAAATTCTATAGCTACGTATATCTTTGATCTGTTACGTTTAAATACTAATACAGGTTGTCTATCATCACTATTACCATCTGCTTGTTCTAGTGATCCCCATAAATTTAATCTTTCTTGATTCTTACATTCAAAACTGTACTGTATTACTTTTTTTGCTGCTGGTGATAAAACAATGTCTTCACCACTCATTCCCATGACCTGAGATTCTATATCATTCGTCTCAAGAATCTCCGTAGACACAGAGCGAAGGCGGTCCCTCACTAGGTTTTGCAGTTTTCTGCCTTTGTTTTTTGCGGAACGTGCTTTCATATTCTCCCTCCCTTACTTTTCTAAGAGCATCATTTTGTTCTATTTGATCTTGATTTAAAGTTTTATATTGACCTTCACCAGTTATCTCATAACTATCTGGATGTAGATCTTTATATGTTTCTATCATACAATCAATCTCTTTTTTTAGTTTTAATAAATCTTCTATCATATTGCCTCCTTATACCCCCTCCCTCTTTTGATACAAACATAGGAATTTGAGAGAGGGGATACAGTATTATATTAGTTTCCATGTATGGGTCATCTTACCCCACACACCTTTTTTCATTATATTAGTCTTCTTAAGTTTACCATCATTAGTTAAGTTAGTCATAGCTCTTCTAATGCTAGTAATAGGATATGTAGTTTCTGAATTATCAACTAATATGCCCTGTATTTCATCAGGACTTAAGTTTCTTTTGTAATGATTAAATATAGCCATTATAACTTCTTCTTGTTTATTAGATGATTTTATACTACTTCTAAGTACATCTCCTGTTTCGTTGTTAGTGTTGTAGTACATTACTTCTCCTTCATTGATTCAAGGACTTCTAATGCACCAATACACTTATAAAATGCAACCTCTAACTGATTCTTCTGATTAGTCAGATGTTGTATCTGCGCTTCTAAATCATTTATTTGTTCTTTAGCTGCATCTATTTTATCTGTTTGCTCTTTTTTAGCCATTTTTACTCTCCTTTTGTTTTTCTCTTAGCATTTTTTGGTATTCATATCTACATCTTTTAGCGTACATTCTAGGTGTATAGTGAGTATAGTCACGTTCTTTAGGATTTTGACCTAAACCTATATCTGTTCTATTCATAAAGTGTACAAATTCACTAGCCCTCATATGGAACCATTCGTAAGTTATCAAATCCTAGTTTAATATTCATTGATTCTTTCTCTCTGTTCTTATCACTTACAAGCTGCAACATTTGTATCTTACCTTCTTGATCCTTAAATGGTTTAAGAGATAATATTTTATTTGCATTGTAAGCAACTCTAAATGATCCTCTAGATGAAGCTATATTCATACCTTCTACCATAGCTTGTTTACTAATCTCACTAACAGTAAATACAATTACATTATGTTTTACCGCAAGTTCCATTAATGCTTGACTAGCTTCCTCAACTTTCATGTTATGATCGTTCTTTTTGCTCCTAAATAGCCCCATATGGTCAACAACTACTATTTCTGGCTTAACAGGTAGGGTAGCAATTCTTTTCTCTAATTCATGTGTATATAGAGATCCGAAGTCTACAGTTAGCCAATCAAACTTCTGACTAATACCATTGTTATACTTTCTATAGTGTTCTGCTAATTCTTCTTCTGACATACCAGTTTCAATCATAGCAAATCTAGACCATATTTGTCTAGGTGACATCTCCATTTCTATAAAGTATGTTGGTCTTTTAAATGCAACCATCATATTTTGTAAAAACATTGTCTTCATAGAAGCGGGAGGAGCCTGTAAGATTACTACTTCACCTGGATATATAGGAAAATCACATCCATAGGCTTCTTTAAAGTTTATAGGATTTAAATCTCTTTTATAGAACTCAATCATTTCTTTCTCCATAGATTCTGCATCCATAGTATTTTGAGACTTTTTAGATTTAAATAATCTGCATGTATTTTGACAATGCTTATCCATAAGTACGTCATTACAACCATATCTATAGCCATTGCCATCATGTCCTTCGTAACAATTATCAATAATTGCATCTAATTCTTTTTGAGTAAATGGTTTTTCTTTACTATCTACTCTCTCTCTCCAATCATTCATAATCAGTCTAACTGTTTCCTCTGGGTATAACCATCTCATCCATGCTGATAGTCTAAGTGCTACCATATGTCTGCTACCAATAACGCTACCATATAACATTCTTTGTATACATGGATAATTCATCGGGTCTGGTTGTCTACCTTTAGAGGAGACAGGCTCCTCAATCAGCTGTTTTGTGTGCGAAGATTGCTGATTTGCTCCTAATACATCAAAGACAACATTACATTCAATGTCATCATTTAATATCTTTTGTGGTTGTTTAGCATAAGATTCTAATTCTTGTAAAAACTCATTATCATCTTTATCTAATACATTTATAATAGGGTCAATCTGAACTTTATATAAGTTAGATTTACTATTTTTAGTATTTAACAACCTTATAATTCTTGTTTTATCTGTAACTGATGGATCTGCATACTCAAATATACCTTTGCTAGTCAACTCTTGTTTAACTTTCATATGTAAATCATCACATGGTTTCCATCTAAATGCAGATGAGTGTATACCTACATGAAATCCTGTACCACTAAAATACGTATTATAGGCAAGATTCATATCTTCTAGTATAACGTATAAGCCTAGTAATTTATCTCTCGCATTTAGGCTATTTGTTCCATCTACATCTAATATAAATTCATCAGGCATATATATTAATCCTGTATATCCTGCTAATTTACCCTTCTTTTGCACATACTTTTGAACATCATCATCATAATCATACAAAGATACAAAAGTATCTCTATCTAATCCCATCCACTCACTAGCTTTAGAAGCTTCTTGAAAGTGACATCTATTAGATAGTCCAAATGCAAATTCTTTTATCATCTTTTCCCCCCTTTTTTAAATTCAATCAACATATTATAAGGCCAAGGTAATTCCTTTTTTAGCCTTTCAACTTTTTTATGGTAAGGCTCTGCTCTTTTACCTTTTGTCTTATTTGCTTCTTGAGCACCTTTTTTTGATCTTGATTTATCTCCTAATTTCGCTAAACCTGCCATATTTTCTCCTTTTAAATTTTTGGTAACTCCTGCAACTTCCAGCCAGGCAATAGTAAACAACATATGATAACTCATAAACAAATAATCGGAATCTATGAAAGATTTCTGAAATGTCAGATAGTAAACTGAGTACTATCTAGGGAGTTTTTATACTGTTACCAAAATCTTTTATATAGAGAGCCTCACATATTCCTATTGCCTTATATCACAATTTACAGGACTTATCAGGACCAGTTATTGACTCTCTATATTAGTTAACAACAATCAACTAGAATGGAACTTCGTCATCATTACTAGTTGTACTCTCGGAGGTATCTTCATTTTGTAACTTATTTGCTACGAACTTATGAAAATAATTCTCTGCAGCGCCTTTCCAATAAGTAACATCTTCTTCAGAAAATGTTTCTAATTGATTCTCAAATGCTGTTGGAGCAACAGATGATAATACTCTACTGTATTTACCATCTTTGTAAAAGTAAACATTTACTTTCTTACCAATCAAGCTTTGCGCGCTATCATCAATTTTTACTATACTATCACCATCAGGTCCATTTAATACCTCAGCTATACCAGCATTAGCAAATCTGAATAATCTACCTATAGCAAATTCTTCACCATCTTTGCCCTTTTTCTCGTATATTCTTAGGTTAAGTGAATCTGGATAGTCATTAAAGAAACAATCGATGTATTTAGTGCCATTAAAGTCACCATATGCAGCTTTTGTTATCTCTACTTCTTTCCATCCTGGAGTAAATTTACCACCAGTTTGTTTTTTAATTGTTATTGTTCGCATTTCTTCTCCTTATGATTTACGAATTGAGTTAGCATCATCATCAAATTGTGCAATACCTACCATAGATGATAGACCATATCTTCTACCATATGTAATTGCTGAACCGACACCTTGTGCGTCAACTTTTGCAAGTGGTAATTTAACTTTTGATCTAATCCATTGACCTGATGAATGCATTAGTGTTGTTGTTACGCATACTGCACCTTTAATAGGCTCATTACCTTGAGTAACAGATAATCCATTTTTACTCAAATATGGGAACGAAGCCTTGATTACAGCGTGTAAATCTGCATAATTAGATTTAAAGAATGGATTTGTGCTTTCTTTCTTTGCACCTTCCATTTCAGTTTGAGCTTTTGCAAGTGCGCCAGCTAATTCACCAATTTCAGGTGACTTCCAAGCATCAGGTGTTTCGTCTACTAAAACTTCTAAACCTGCATTTTCATGCTTTTCTTTATTTTCTAGTATGTCTTTTACGACACCTGTTTGTTTAGATATATCAATGTTTGACATCTTCTCTCCTTATGTTGTTGAACAGGGCAAACATTAGAGTATCTACCCTGTTCTATTTTATCGATTGAACCCTAAAGAAGGGTTTCTAATTTAAGAAACTAATTTCTTTTTATCAAGTATTAATGTTGAAAAATTGAATATAATTTCTTTAAAGTATGGTTGTTTCATAACTATGTTCTTAACAGTATTAGTTATAAAGCTGCCACTCATATTACTACAATAAGATGTAGCTTTACGAGTACATGGCTCTGGATCAGAATCTTCATCAGAATACCAATCTTTTTCATATTTTTTAACAGTAATGTTATCATATATGTATTGTTGGTATTGATCTGCACCCATCCTACCGTCAATAACAAATGTTGGTTTATCAGGGCATTCTGCAAGTAATTTAACTATTTCCA